AATACGTATAACGAATTGCAAGCTACTATCTATTCGCTCGTAGCTTCAAACGCCGTTCCTAGCGGCATTCTATCCGCTCCCGGCGATGTGCCTATATCGCAAGTTGAGTCGCTAAAAGTACAGCTCCGCAAGCGTAAGGACGCAAGCGGCAAAGATCGTACTGACGCGATTGTACTTGGAAACGGGATGAGCTATCAGCAAATGGGCTTAGATGCTCAGAGGTTGCAAGCTATTGAAACGGTGCGCGAACTTGAAACGGCTATTTGCGGCGCGTTCCGCATTCACCCGGCAGTAGTACAGACGTCCGCAGGTTTGGCGATAAGCACGTACAACAACCTTCAAAGCGCCTACGCCGAATATACCAAGCTCACGCGCGTTCCTTTTTGGAATGCACTAGAAGAGCAAATAGAAGCGGGCTTCCGTAAGGAATGGCCGCAAATTGTACTCCAATTCGATACTTCGACAGTACAGGCCTTATTGCCGGAAGCGGAAACAATCGAAACGGCGACTATAAACCAGTTCACCGCCAACATCATAACTCTAAACGAAGCAAGAACGGCGCTATCGTACGATCCCGTAGACAACGGCGAAGTATATTCATACCAACAGCAGCCCGCAGGCGGCTTTGGTGCATTCTCCGCAGATAAGCCGGAAGTTAAAGCATACGAGGACATTGATTTCAGCCCTCCGCAGGGGGTTCGTGATGAAGCCCAAAAGGGTTTAGATTGGCGCTCTGAGTATGGGCGCGGCGGTACGGAAGTTGGCGTAGCACGGGCGCGCGATCTGTCAAACGGTCGCAACATTTCGCCCGATACGGCGCGGCGCATGAAAGCATACTTCGATCGTCATGAGATTGATAAGCAGGGCGAAGGATGGTCGCCGGATCAGGACGGTTTCCCCTCGAACGGTCGTATCGCATGGGCATTATGGGGAGGTGATGCCGGCCAAGCATGGGCAGGCAAGTTAGTACGTAGCATGGAAGCGGAAGACGAACGCGAAGGGCGCAATACGGCGCAATCGCCGGAAGTAAAAAGCGGCGATGGTATTATAGAGTCCTTCGACGGTCAGCGCATCAAATGGCACGAGCCGGAAGCAGTAAAGTATTGGCGCACGCAAGAGGAAGCCGTAAAGAAAGCAATCGGCCCTACCCAAGATGACGTTGCGTCAATGTTTCGCCGTTTAGAAAAAGAAGTGATGAAGGCGGCAAAGAGCAAAGCTGCGTATAAGCAGGAAGAGGGCGCAACGCGGACTATATCTTTTGACGTTGCGAAGGTGCTCAATGATGCGCTGCTAAAAATGTCGGTTACGAAGTTCATGCAGGACAACGCCATAACGCAGGAAGCATTGCGCCAACGCATTATCGAAATGGTGCTCGGTTCTTTAGATGGCGATTTGACGCAAGTGCAATCGTATACGGATCAAATCCGCGACGAGCAAATCCGTAAGATGACCGACATGATGACAGAATCTGCGGACACGTTGCGTAAGGACATGAAGCGCGTATTAGAAGCCAACGCAGGCAAACCAGCAGACGTAGTACAGAAAGCCATACAGAGCAAGTTCACAGAGCTAACGACCTCACGCGCTAAAATGATTGCTACGACAACTTGCAAAGCGCAGACAAGCGTAGTGCAGAGGGCAACGGTAAAACGTGTTAACGCGCGCGAAACCGATCCCGGACGTAAGGTCGTGCAAGTATGGCTATCGCAGCGGGACGATCTAGTGCGCGAAACGCATGAAGAATTGGACGGCAAATGGATTGAAGAGGGCGAAACGTTCGATAAGTACGTATCCGGTGCTGGCGAAGGGCCGGGACTTGGGGACGTTAGCGAAGCGGCGAATTGCCGTTGCACATTGCGCCCGGTACGCAAATCAAGATTAGGTAGTCTATGAAATACAAATCGTTACCAGTAGAATACAAAGCAGACGGCGAAGGAACGGTCGAAGCATTCGTATCTGTGTTCGGCAACGTCGATAGCTACGGCGATCGTGTCATGTTAGGCGCGTTTGCTGATAGCATTTCGCAGAAGCTCCCGAAGATGGTATGGCAACATGACATTACGCGTCCGATTGGTAAGACGGTACTTGCAGAAGAGATTGCCGCCGGCGATGCACGTTTGCCGGAGCGCCTGAAAGATTACGGCGCGTTGTACGTGAAGGGCGTGTTTAATCTCAACACGACCGACGGCAAAGACGCATACGAGCATATCAAGTTCGGTAGCATCGACGAATATAGCTTCGGCTATGAAGAGGTAGAAACGACGCCCCTCGCAGACGGTACAAAAGAACTCAACAAAGTAAACATTATCGAATGGTCGCCGGTTACGGTAGGGGCTAATCCTATGACCATGACAAGTAACGTTAAAGCAATGACACTCGAAGAAAAGTTAGATGTAGCGGCTACGCTCATCGCACAATCAGAACAACACGCCGTAGCGTATGCAGATATGCGTAGCAAAGCGGGGCGCGTTCTTAACAGCCGGATTCGCGGAATGATCCTATCACTTGCCGATCAATTGAAGGATGTATCTAAGAATCTATACAAGCTCCATGAAGAAACGGAGCCAATACAAAAGCATAGCAACGTAGAAGCAAAGAAAAAGCAACTCGTTGTAATGCTGCAATCACTAAACCAAATGGAGACTATCTAATGACGTGGGAAGAAATCCTCGCGGCTTTGGACGCTGTTCTGTCCGGTACGTTTGAAACACCGGAAGCAATGGCGGCCGAAGTTGCAAAGGTGCGCGAACAAATCGCCGCACTCTTGGCAGAAGCTACAACAGCAGAAGCAACAGAAGAAATGGTAGAAGCTACCGTAGAAGCCGCAGCAAAGGCACAAGCCAAGCTCGCTCGTATTATGACAATCATTCAACAAAAGAAAGCGGTTAACGAAATGAAGACGAAGAACGCTTCAGATCTTAACGCGCTCACAACTGCCGCTCCAGTTCCGTCTGGATTTGTAGTTCCAGAGGGCGCGAAGATCACAGGACAACCTTATCGCGGTAAGGGTTTTAAGCAGTACGGATCAGAAGCCGGCGCTGCTGCATATAAGGCAGGCCGTCAGGTAGCTGCTTACTTGGGCGATGCTTCATCGGCTCAATGGTGTAAGGAGAACGGCGTATCACTTGTCAAGACAATGAGCACCGGTAACAACTCGCTCGGCGGTCTGACAGTTGTTGACGAACTTGACCAAGCTATCCTATATTACCGCGAAGAGCGCGGCGTAGCTCGCAACATCATGGACGTAGTAACCATGAATAGCGAAACACGTACAGTAAACCGCAACGTAGGCGGCACAACTGTATACGCACTTGGTGAAGGCCAAAGCTATACAGCATCCGATGTCCAGTTCAGCGGCGTACAACTCACGGCAAAGAAGTTTGGCGCTCTTACGCAGAACACGATCGAACTCGGAGACGACAGCTACGCTACAATCGCCGAAGAGATTGCAAAGGATCACGGATACGCACACGCAGTACAGGAAGACAAGGTTGCTTTCCTAGGCGATGGCACTTCAACGTATAACGGCCTTGTCGGTCTTACAGAGTCTTTTAAGAAGCTCGTAACGGATGCAGGCGGTACTTGGACAACAGACGCTAACAAGTCTTATGCAGCCGGCGTACAAGTTGCAACAGGCGCTACGCTTGCAAGCATCACGCTATCCGACATCATCAAGACGCAAGCGAAGGTCGCTACATTCCCCGGAATGCAGAATAAGTTTTACGTTCCATCGCAAGTATGGTACGGTACAATTGTACCTTTGATCCAAGCAGTCGGCGGCAATAGCGGCGCTCAAATCGTAGACGGCGTAACACGTCAGTTCTTCAACGGCGCGGAAGTTGTATTTACAGACGAACTCTATACTCCGCTTCTGACCGCAGAGAACTCACAGTTCGTACTATTCTACGGCGATGCAGCGCAGGCAGGTTTGTTCGGCGATCGTCGCGGTTTGTCGATCACATCTTCACAGGAAGTCGGATTCCTTACCGATACGCAGTATAATAAGTCTACGGCTCGTTATGGTGTGAACTGGTGGAATATCGGTAACGCATCATCAACAGCATCGGCTCGCACACGCGGCGCTCTTGCAGCTCTTGTAACAAAGAACTCATAAGGAATAAAGAACATGAATAACCTACAAAACGTAAAGGTTGTAAACGTAACGCCGCCCGCGGCTATCGTAGACAACGCTTCATTTGCAACGACAACAATCGATACCTTTGGCTTTAACAAGCTAGCGGTATACTTTTCGCTTGGCGCTACTGATATCGCAATGACAGCGCTCAAACTCCAAGAGTCTGACGACTCTGGTATGGCAAGCGCTGCCGATATTACCGGCGCTGTATATGGTGCAAGCGGTTACGCCGCTTTGCCAACAGCTACGGACGATAACAAGATTTTTGGATTCTTCATTGATCTCAAGGGTCGTAAGCGTTATATCGACGTTGTAGCTACTGCGGGCGATGGATCGACAGGCACATTCGGTGCTTGCACGGCGCATCTCTACAACGGCAACGCAACAACGGACGACGCTACCGAGCGCGGCCTCGCTGCTAATCTGATCGTCGGATAAGATGACATGACTACGGGGGCTTCGGCCCTCGTGGTGATCTCATTAGAAAGGGAAATCAAATGGCCTTGACAGGATTCCAAGGCGTTATAGTTGGAGCGCATACAACAAACAGCTCGCTATCGACAGCCGTCACATTAACAAAACCAGATAGTGCAGACGCATTACTTATCAGCGTTTATACGCAGAATGTACGCGTTACACTGGACGGGACTACACCAACATCTACTACTGGTTTTCAGTTGGCTGCTAACCAATTATACCAAATCGACGTCGGTATAAATTCAACCGTTAAGGTTATCCAAGAAACCGCGAGCGCATCTATTCAATATCAATGGTTCCATACTCGCAAGGACGTTGAAGCATGATTACGCAAATATCGCAAGGTAGCGGTGGCGGCGGCGTCGATACCGATGAGAAAAGCTAAGGTATCAAGTAACGATACGACTGCTGGTTATTTGAACGGCAAGCTCGTTGCAGGCACTAACGTAACATTTACCGAAAACAATAATGGCGGGAATGAGACGCTAACAATTGCCGCGGCTGGCGGTGTTACTGGTTTCACAGGTTCGCAGAATACGTCATCGCCAAACGATACAGTAAACGCTTCAAGATTGTTGGTAGATGCAGCAAGTACAAATGCTGATGCCGTATTGCAGCCGAAGGGATCAGGTGCAATACTGGCGCAATTGCCAGACAGCACTACTACGGGCGGCAATAAACGAGGACTTCGGGCAGTGGATTTGCAGACGACCCGAAATAATGCTGCACGTGTTGCCAGCGGCACATTCAGCACTATTACCGGTGGTGAAAATAATACAGCATCAGCAAATTATACTGTTGTTTCTGGCGGTTCTGGTAACAGCGTGTCGCGTTCCAATGGATTTATAGGTGGTGGTGACTCCAACACAATCTCGGTAGCAGGAACGCATCAGGTAATTGCAGGCGGTCAGTCGAACATTGCGAGCGCGAGTCATGCGGCGATAGCCGGAGGCATTCAAAATACAACTAGCGGATTGCAGTCATTTGTGGGTGGCGGCACTGTAAACGTTGCTAGTGGTTCAACGGCTGTAATATGTGGCGGTGACTCAAACACAGCATCGGGCACTAGCGCTATTGTCTTGGGAGGATTTGGAAATAATGCCTCTCAAAATTACTCCACAATTCTTGGTGGACAATCAAATACAGCTAGCCAGTCATATACAGTGGCATCTGGTTTTCGTGCAGTAGCTGACACCTACGGCATGCGCTCTCACGCTTCTGGTCGATTCGCCGCAAATGGCGACGCACAAGTTCAGGAAATGGTTGTGCGGGCGCAGTCAACATCTTCGACACAAGTAGAGCTGACGGCAGATGCTGCGGCGTGGTCAACATCGAACACAATGCAAGTGCCTACAGATGGCGCTCTGGCTTTTGATATACTTATGGTCGCACGTCGTACAGATGCCAACAACGAATGCGCAGCTTGGACGATTAGAGGTTGCATAGATAACAATGCCGGCACGGTCGCATTCGTAGGCACACCAACAACGACTAGTCTTGGTGACGATAGCGCGGGGGCTTGGAGTGTTGCCGCAGATACCGAAGCAGGTTCAGTACGTTTAAGGGTTCTTGCAGTTGGTCAGACAGGTAAAACAATCAACTGGGTAGCTCACATCCGAGCAACGCGAGTAGTAGGATAATAACACCAAAGGAATCACAATGCCAATCATTGCACCAATCACACCGAAGCAGTTGTATGCAGAAGCCGTATCGATTGCTATTGACAACGTAATCTTTCGATTCGGCGAAGGCGACCAGTACGCATTCTGCGGCGTCGCTTATGTCGATGCCGACGGCAGCGCTATCTCCGGCGTACAGGTAAACTTTACAGCCGAAGACCTTCAAGCATGGGGATCAGATGACAATGTGCTTGCAGAGATTGTAAAGGAAAAGCTAGGACTTAATGCAGAGCCGACTATTGATGCGCCGTTGAGTGAAGAGCTGCAGCCATGACGATAGAGATGTTGTTCGGGATCATTATGAGCACCATGCTGGCCATAATTGGCTTCTGGGTTAAGTCGCTGGTAAATGATTTTAGAGATACACGCGATAACGTGATAGCTATGCACGAAGTAATGAGCAACACCACGCAGGAGATAATCAGTCTAAAGAAATCGGATGAGCTAATTACACAGCGCATCGTAGAAATCATTGAGCGGCTCGTACGATTGGAAGAGCGGACAAGTACGCCGACACCGGCGAAGAAAGTTTACAAGCGTGTTAAGTGACGATCCGATTATATCCAAGGTTCTTTTGCGTTACAAGTTCTGGCCTAAACGCAAAGACTTCGTACCGCCTATTGAGCGCGTACCATTGGCAGACGAACTAACGCCGATTGTTTCACGTGAAACAAAGCAATTGAAATTTACAGACGCGGTACGTTTGATACCGCACATTTACACAATCACAAAGGGACTCATTGTGAGCAACTGGAAAACCACAGTAACGGGCGTTGTTGGCGCGCTTGCTTTGTTGCTTAATTCACTTACCGGAGTAACGATTCCGCAAGATGCAATAGTAGCTATCGTGCTGTTTCTTATTGGACTCTTTGCAAAGGACGGTGACAAGTGATCGATTTTGCAAGCATCAAAAATAAGAGCATCGTAACGGTAGCTCATCAGAATAAGCATATTGAATGCGAAGTAGTATCCGAAACTCCGAGCGCTTGTACGATCAAGTTGCCGGATGGTAGTATTTCGACCATTGGTAAGATGCACGTTCTGGCAGTTAAGGAAGCAAGCGTAGCAAAGACAACCGATAAGGAATAACTATGCCCCTCGTATCGCGCGCTATCATAAAATCTGATTGGCTAAATATCGCGTCCGCAGATACTAGCAAAGACGCTCTAATCGATCGTCTTATTAGCTACGTTGATACTGAGATTAAAGATATATGCCAACAGCCAATTATACAGCAGTCGGTAACTGCTTACTACGAAGGTACGCGCGATACGTTGTTGCATACAGGATATACCGCGCCGGTAACGCTTACTACCTTGAAGTATCGCGATAGCTACGCAGATTCATTTGCGAGCGTCGCAAGTACAACCAACGTTGTAGATATTCGCGGCGTGAAGTATATCTATTTGCAGGACGGGTTTGTAAGTAAGCAGTACGAAGCGGTTATGTCGATTGGCTACGCTACCATCCCTAGCGTGATAGAAGTATGCGCCGCCGAGATGGTAACTGAGTTATATCTAGAAACGCCGTTTGCAATGCAGACTAACCGATTCGGCGTAACTGCCATTACAGAATCGGAAGCGGGTATAAGCATTAGTAAGACCTTGCAGGCCATGCGCGCGCGCGTGAAGCCACGTTTGGCGCCTTACACTAGGGTTTCGATATGAGCGACATTGCGGCGCGTCTAGCACGATTAGAGCGCGGTATATTGGCGGCTATAAAAGAAACGTCGCAGAATATACCTGAGGAATTGTCTATTTTCATTCTCGATGAAATGGATTTTACTTCCTCTGTCAAAACAAAGACAGGCGCCCGAAAGTTGCCAAAGAATAGCGGCAGCAGATTACGTACTTTATATGGCAACCTTACGAGAGCATTACAACCGGGCGGCAAAGGCAACATTAGCAAGTCGGAGTTTAAGCAAGGTAAATACACGCTCGAGTTCGGTTTTGATCCCACGACAAAAGTAACGCAGGGGCCACGACAGGGCGATTTGCGGTACGGTCTTTTGCATGAATACGGCGGCACTATACCGCATCCGGGAGGAACGCCGTATATTTTTGTAGGGCCGGGCCGGGTAGCTTTCATTAGCAAAGCAAAGGCACAAGAGTACGAAGCGCAAACAGGTATTAAGCCAAAAGAAACAAAACCCCACTCTATCGCAATGCCGGCGCGCCCTTTCCTTCGTCCCGGATTGCGGCAGTTTATGAACGACCCCAACGGATTAGCGGCAATCCTACGCGAACTTGAAACCGACATCGTAGACGCATTTAATCAGGAGTTTGGATAATGGCATCTAATCCAATGCAGTATGTTATAGATACCGTTATCGATGCTCTTACAGCAGACCCGGAGTTATCAGTTCGCCGCGTATGGCGTCCGGATGCTTACGAGTCTGCGCGCGTATTGTGCTATCCCTACATCTCGCAAATGCAGTACGACGCGGACGCGGAAAACGGCATGGGTTTAGGGCTAGGCAGGGCGCTGATAGAGGTGATGTGCAATGCGATGGTAGAGAGTGATCCTAGCGAGCAAGGTATAGCTACCGAGCGCGCAGGGGATATTGCCGCGCGTATTAAATACGCAATAGAAACACACGACCTATCCGATAGCTACAACGAAGATGCCCGGTTTGTAACGCAGATTGTGACCATGTTCTGCGATGGCCACGTGGGTAACTTCAACATCGGCAGCAACAAAGTACAAATGGGCATAGCCCTAACAGTAACGTATCTAATACGACCCATATAGGACACACAATGGACACAATAGACAACATCGAACGCGATACTTTCCCCGTTTCATTTTGCGTGATTGCATCAATGCAGGACATGCACGATAGTATGCAAGGTATGCTGCGCTCATTGCCAAAGAACGCGGAAGTCTGCATAGTTCTCAATGAGCCGGGGAAAGAATCGCAGATTAGTGAACTAACAACTCACGAAGACGAACACCGTACAATACGTTCTGTAAAGTGGACGTATCAACATGGCAAATTTGATTTTGCTTTTGCCCGCAACCTATGCAACACGCTTGCTACAAAGGATTGGATATTCTGGATTGACTGCGACGAATATCTAGTCGAACAACAGCACGAAGGTATAGCAGAGGCCACAGTACGGCACGGCGGCGGCGTTGGCGGCTTCATGTGCGGGCAAGCTAGTCTATCATGTTTTCAGCGCTTGACAGGCGAAAGCGAAGAAAACGAATATTTCAACATTGGACAATTGCGTATGTACCGCAACACCGAAGAATTTAGGTGGGAAGGATACGCACATGAACAAATTTTGCATTCCATCCGATTGGCTGGTTACAGCATAATCGACACTACTATCACGATCGCCCACAATGGTTACAGCGGCGATCCTGTAAAGCTCCGTAAGAAGTTAGAACGCAACACCGATCTGATCGGCAGATGGTTAGCGGATAACTCTAAAGAGCATCCACTCTATACATTCTATCGCGATACATACGTTCGCGATACAACAGCACTAATTAAAATGGAGAAAAAATAATGAGCTTAACTGGATTTGTGGTAAGCGGCGGGCGTCGGGCAGACTTCTACTCGATTACGCTTGCAGGAACTACACAGACTCAACTCGCATCTACGACGCCTGTCTATACATGTACGTCGCAGATCACATCGGACGGCGCAAACGATGACAATGGTATTCGTACTTGGACGCTTGACCAAGTACAAGCAGATTCGGCGTTTTGGTCATTTGTTCAAACGTATGCACCGGCGTCTACGACATCGGCGGCTAACGAAGATTTGACAATGGAAGACGGCGAAATTATTTCGGGCGCATCTGCTGGTAGCACAACGCTTTGCATGACAGTTCTCGGTGGGCTGGTTAAGGATGGCACAACGCAGCCGCCGCGCCTTGCATGGGCTGGCCTTGTTAAAGTATCGAAGACTTCGGGTTCTGTAAACTTTGCCGGAACTGCATACGTAAAGCCAACGCTTACGGCGGTAGCTTCTAGCATCACGCAGGACTTGGTAATCCCGTCATCTGTACTAACTGCATATTCGGCGACGACTGCTGTAACGGTAACTATTGCCGCATCAACATCGCCATACGGCAAGATGCTTGTTAACCTAGCTTAATAGCGTAGCAATACGCATAGGGGGCCGGCTGCGTCGATATGTGTCCCGGCGTTAGTCGGCCCTCATTTATAAGGGCACAACATGAAAATAAACGGAATCGAAATAACACACCTACCGGTAACGCTACGCAATGAGCGGGTATGCAAAGAATGGTATGTACGCATCCGCGAGCATATACAGAAGCGCGGCGTAGAACACACGCTCCGCAATATCGCGCGGCTACGCAACGAATACGAAGACCTCGCGGAACTTATCGATGAAGTGGGAATGATTAATCAGCGCACCGTATTGATACGTTCGCAATACGTCAAAGAGGCGCACGAATCAAACCACGATTTCGAGAACGAAGTACGCCGCGAAAACAAGGAAGCGGAGATACAATACGAGCCAATCAGCGATGAAGCGGCAAAGGCCATAGCGGAAAAAGAGTTGCAGGAAAGTTTAACCTATTTATTACAGGACAATCCAGAGATAGGGCGCGAGCTTTACTTTAACGTCGAATCATTCCCTAAGACTATGGAGTCGCTTGTATTGGGCATACAGTGCTTGCGAGCAACGTGTGACCGTAGCAAGCTGAGCGAAGAGCAAATAGCACTAATCGACAGCAACAACGAATCGGAGTTTTGGCAGGATGTAAGCGCGTCGGAGGTCGCTGCATACGTGGACAAGTTTTGCGGCGATCACAAGCAATGAACTATATGAGGTATGGCGCGTGTCAATGTGGAAAATTCACGATATACCATTAACTGATAAGTACGGGTTTACTAGCGACCATCCTAATTTTACACTCGAAATAGATGACAGTTACGCGGACACGTTACCGAAAACGGCATCACCTATGGCAATGGCTCTGCAATACGCGAAAGAATGGAATCTATCCTACTATCAGGTGATGGATATGGCGTACGCCGAATTCTATTCGCTTGTCAACATCCAAAAAGCATTGAGCTACAAGCGGCCGTGGTGGAAGGGGCAGGCCGGCGAAGAGGCGTACATCTACGAGAAAGCATCAGGTAAAAGACTTAACAAACCAAAAAGGACACAACGATGAACTTTGAACCGATGCCGCTTACAGTCGGCAATGCAAAGCTATTGCAGGAATGGCAAGATAAGCTATCGGCGTACATTGAATCTACTAGCAAAGATCGCATCATGGCGAGCATTTCACGGTTATGTGCAGAGGATGCTGACTTCGCCGCCTTGGTAGATAAGGCCATTACAAACGGCGGGACGTTCACCGAGCTGGATTTGGCAGAATGGGCAAAGACAAACGTTGTAAAAGCGGCGGCACTGCATAAGCAGATGCAGGAGCTACCGCATACGCTATCGGCGCTTATGCTTGGCATTGATTGTATCAAAGCAACGGCAGATCGTACAAAGCTATCAGAGCAAGACGCCGCGGATTTTGACAAGGAAGACTTCTGGCATCACGTCACAATGGGCGATGTCCAGAAGTATTGCACGACATTACTAGACATGAGATAACAAATGGCAAATAAAGCTACCGTCAGCGTTGGACTAGATATAAGCAGTCTTAAAAAGTCGCTCAGCGACGCATTGGGGCAGCTTAATAAATTGACGGGCGCAAAGCCCAACGTAAAAGTAAACGTAGATAGTAGCGAAGTAGACGCTGCGGATAAAAAGATAGAGGGATTAAGTAGTACGCAGACCGTCAAAATTGACGTCGATACAAAAGGCGCCGAATCTAGCGCAGGCGGTCTGTCTAAAAAGCTAGGCGGGCTAGGAGCTATCGCCGGTGGTGCGTTGGGCGGAGCGGCGGCACAAGCATTATCGGGCGTTGTGCATGGATTAAAAGAAGGCGCGCTTGCAGCCGATGAGTTTGGCGACGGTTTGGAAGTTGCTTTTAAGGCGCAGGGTATAGCTGATGTAGACGCGGAAATAGAAAAGGTTAGTAAGTCATCATTGGATCTTGCTAACAATCTAGGATTGCCGGTACAACGTACTCGCGAACTTGCTCTATCGGTATCGACTTTGGGCGGCTTTACTGGACAAAGCGCGCAGGATTTGACGAAATTGTCGGCCGGTTTGGAAGTGTTCAGTAATGGCGCTGTTAAGGGCGAGGCCGTAGCGAAAGCATTCGCGCGGGGCGTTAATGATCCCGAAGGCGCAGCGGCTATTGAGGCGCTAACAAAGAAATACCCGCAGTTAGCCGAAGTATTGAAATCCAATATAACGCCGGCGGAAAAACTCCAAAAGGCAAACGAGGCGCTTGGTGAATCATTCAAAACGGTAGCCGATCAGCAGGGCGACGTAGGCGGCATTCTTAACAAACTTCAAAACCAATTAGGCGAAGTATTTGAAAAGGTCGGTAGCAAGTTACTAGAAGCGCTGATACCGTTGGCAGAAACCTTGCTCCCGGTTATCGAATCGCTATTACCAGTACTCGAAGGCATCCTTACGCCGTTAGCCCCGATATTGGCGCAGGTGGGTTCTGCTATTGCTACGATTGTGCAATCGCTCTCAGGGCCGTTTCTGTCCCTAATATCGGCAATTCTAGAACCGATGCTCGGTTTGATACAAGAGCTCGTACCGGTGGTATTGCAAGTTATCCAAGTTGCGATGAAACCGCTGACAGATATTGTAAGCATTCTAGCGCAGACGTTCCGCGATCTATTCCCGGCATTACAACCGATATTCGATGTTATCGTACAGCTATTGCCGATTGTAGCGCAATTGGCAGGCGAGTTGCTTACGGCATTGGTGCCAGTTATTAAAAGCGCCGCTAGTTTGTTTGTAACTCTTGTTAAAGCTATAACGCAAAACAAGGTCATAATGGCGGCGCTTAATCTTGTATTGCAAGCGGCAATAGGCATCATTCGCGCCGTTGTCGGCGTGGTACAATTCTTTGCGGGTGCATTGGATGGGATTATTAAAACCATCGACAGCGTAATACAATACATTACGCGACTTATCAATGCTATTGCATCTTTCGATCTTAACACAATCAAGAACGCGCTATTGGGTATTGATGAGCCGGCAAAGACAACGGAGAAAGCAATAAATAAAGTAGCTGATGCGACAGATCAGGCGGCTGGTGCTGCCGATAATTTAGCCGCTGCAAATACTAAGGCGGCTAAGACTAGTGCGACCAATGATGGCGATGCTGAAAAAGCTAAAAAATTAGCTGAATCATTAGCAAAAGCGAAGGATCAACTAGCAGGGCTTACAGCAGAACAACAAAAGGCGCGCGAACTTGCCGCAACGGATAACATAGCCAACGAAGAAGAGCGCGCAAAGAAGCGCATTGAGATTGAGCAGCGCTATCAAATACAGGCACTCGAAGCAGAACGCAAGGCGCTTGAAAGCAAGGGCGAGCTACGTGAAGCAGAAGAGGCGGTGATTAACAAGCGTATTGAAATACTACGCGAAGAAAACGCACGTAAGATTGAAGACATTGAAGCTAAGGCGCGGCAAAATGCGTTGAAGCTGGAAGAGGAAAACCAAAAGAAGCTAGACGATATTACAGCCAAGTTCGCTAGCGATCGACTCGAAAAGTTGAAGGCGCAATTAGCGGCGGGCAATGCTGCCGTAGCTAATGAGCTGATAAGCGCTCAACGATCTGTGCTTGAGTCTGGGTTGTCGAATGCTTTGGACGCAATTGTAGAGCAAACTCCAGCATTCCAAAATGGTATAAAGGAACTTAATGCAAAGCTAGCTGCGGGATTATCAGTAGATGAGTACCGCAAACAAGCTGCCGCATTGCGTCAGGGTATATTCCAAGAGCTGCAATCGTTACCAGGTGATACCACTGATATCTATGCGCTGCAGATCCGTGCAGCTTATACCAAAACAGGCGACGAAATAGCAAAAGGTACCGCAGAGGTTGTAGCGCAAATACGTCAGCAGCAGGTAAAGCAAGCTGGCGATATCTTCGCCGACTCATTGCGCGGCATCGGTGAAGCATTGCGTAGCGTAGACTTTGCGACAATCTACGGCGATGCAGCAACGCAGGCCGCTAGCTTGAACGAAGAGCAAGAGAAGTTAATTCAGAATTTGAAGGACGGCGAAACCACGTACCAAGATGCGGTGGATTCGTTAGCGGAACTAACATCAAAGCAAGAGGGCGCTGCATCGGCAACGGCGCAAGCCATCGCGCAAGCATTCCAAGCTATCGCCGATCAACAGGCAAAGGCGGCCGAAGATGGAATCAATCTTCGCAATCAGAATTTAGAGCGTATCCGTCAAATAGCGGACGAGGAATTACAGGTCGCAAAGGATAAGGCGGCGGCACTAAAGGCGATAGAAGATCAGACCTTCGAAGATGAACAAACAAGGCAGGCGGCGCGAGATGCAATCAATACAGAGTTTGCGCAGAAAGAAAAGAACCTCACGAATGAGCGCGACAAGCTCGCAAAGGAAAGCGAGCAAGTACAGACGGCGGCACTTAACAATCTGGCAGTATCCGCCGGCGCTGCATTTGCGTCGCTTGTAGCGGGTGGTGAAAATGCGGGCGAAGCGCTAAAGAAAGTAGTCGGCAATACTGTTAGCTCACTGATTGATCTCTACACGCCGTCAATATTGGCGTTGTTTAGTTCTATCATCCCTCCTCCGTTCGGTCAGTTGGCTGGCCTTGCCGCTATTGCAGGTATTAAGGCGCTATTGCAATCAGCATTAAGCGGATTTGAAGAGGGCGGTTATACTGGCAATGGCGGTACAAAGCAAGTCGCAGGCGTCGTACACGGTCAAGAGTTCGTAATGACCGCAGACGTAACACGTAAGAACCGCGCACTTCTGGAGCACTTACACGCGGGCCGATCTATCGAATCATTCCCGGCGCTGCAAAAGATGCTCGCGGATAACCAAATCCAAAGCATCCCGGTAACTGAGTTGCAAATGATGCGCTCCGAATTGTCTGCAATACGTCAGCGTCTGGACTCAATGCCGAACGGTATTCAGGGACAGATGGGCGTAGATGTTAACGTAGGTATGGACGCCTATTTATACGAACGGGACAGATCGCGAATGATAGCTAGAAAGTTGAGGGGTTAATATGGCAGCAAAGAGTAATTGGACAATGACGTTATATGGTAGCGATACGGACACGGCTACGACAGGAACGGATGCAACGTACGGCGGCGCTACTTTGTTAATATCGTCGCTTACGTCAGCATCTTCAAAGAGCGTATACATATTAGCGCCGCAATTTGATTACATCTTCGATACTATTACGTTGGATGACGTGAGCGGCGCAAAGCTCGGATATACTACACGCCGTCCAAAGTTTGATATAGAAACATACCCCTTCGCATACACAGCAACGGCGGTTACGTTAGAACAGGATATGGAAGATTTGATAGCACTGGCTAACATTATCGAAAGTAAAGACTACTTATATCTTCGCGTTGATGGTGGGTCGCGCGCATATCCGGCCGCAACGTATGTATATCCGGTTATCTTGACATCATGGAGCACGGCAGTAAATAAGCAATACGGCAATAGGACTATGACGCTATCATTCGAGCATAGGAAGCGCGGCTAATGGCTTACTATCGTATATCGCGAGCGCTGCCTAACGGCTGGAATATGCGGCTGGATTTCATAAGCTACGACGGTTCGTTCTCGGATACTATCGAGAATCTACCAGAGATCGTACTGACGGAAATTGGCTCGCTTACTGCCGAATTTGATTCGCTGCCGTACGGCCTTATGAATCCGATGACGTTTGGATTCAATCTAATTTGGAATAAGCTGCCCGATACAATGCAGACGCGGTTAGAGAACGGATACGATGAACCGACGCCGGGCGCATATCGTCGCAATACGTGGTATCTCTACACAGATCGCGGCACAAACGGCGCTACGTATACGCTTGAGTTTGTGGGATGTGAAGACAATATCGAAGCGCTAGAATTACAGCCGCTTGATAACGGCATGTTTGGCTATAACGTCGAGCTAGTGGACGCATGTTACTTTTGGCTTAAGACAATTACGGGCGCTGATGTATGGCCCGGCAATGCAACATCGCAACCTAGCGAAGTGAACGTATGGCAAATCAAGCTGCCCGGCTCTGATGTCGAACAGCTCCATTTATTAGGGGCGGTGGGGTTAAATGGCACGTTTGTTAAAATGGTCGATTTGTTAGACCAGTATAACAACACTAGCGTAAACTTTACTAGTCGTATCACGCATTGCGCGGCAGCGGGCGGTAACTTCGATTACGGCAATAAGCTAAAAGACATTTTTACGCAGGCGGTAAGCTGGTATGCGCCGGCTAATATTACGTCATTGCCGCGAACTGCCGGCGTGTCAAGTCTAGCCAAAGACGAAGTATGGGTATGCAGCGCTATTTACCCTAACAACTCAACAACGGCCGTAGGCGGCCTTTTTAGTTCGCAGGATAAGTACGGTATCGCGAATGCGAATACATCGGCGTACGATGTTCTGCGAGACTTTTGCGAGCAAAGCGCCGTACGAGTAGGGTATAGGTTTACTTACACGGGATCAGCAGGCGCGACACAAATACGAGTAGTATTTGATGTCAAGACGATAACAGAGGGACGCGACGCAAGCGGCTCTGATGAATCCCTAGCACTTACAAGCGCGCTTACATACTCCAACATAACAAAGCGCGGCGATAATATACTCAAGGCAGAAGTGCGATTTGAAACCGAATCGGATAGAGATGCTACCGATATCGTAAAGATAGAGCGCGGCGCAAGGGCTTCTAGAAGCTACAACATCGAGCCGCGTTTGCATAATATGCCGGTACATATTGCCGATACAAACCCTGACCGTAAATGGCCTTTATTCAAAGCGCCAATGAAGCAAACAAATCAGATGTACGTACGCGGCAATTATTACTCCGCTCCGAATGGCAATCAATCTAACTTTATAAAGTTGCACGAAAAGACTGCGATACGATACGGGCTAGGAGGCGGTGAGAATATCAGCGTGAACGTTACATCGCTTGAATATCCTGCCGGCGCTACGGACTTCCCTACAAATACAGAGAAGCAGGCAAGCTATTACCTAAAACTCAATGACAGTCAAGTAAATAGCTCATTATCGGCGGCGCTCTGTACGCTACTGCTGCATGTTTTCGCGAATGAAAACAACGCTATCGTAGAGGTAGAATGGCCGCTTAAACTCTCTACGAAACTCATGCCGGATTACGTAACCGGCAAATACACGCTGACAGGCGGCGCGGCTACGGAGTTTACTACTATTAACTGGTCGAAAGCAATGCCTACAAGCATATCTGTCGATTTGATGACAGGCAAAGCAACACACCGCTACTTTATGGTAAAAGTCTAATGCCAATCAATGATCCTATAAAGAATCGCAAAGTAGCTCCGGCGTCACTAGCGTTTGAGCGCGATATTCGTACCGGCGCTACATTTCAAGTTGGCACTACGCCAACATCTACGACGTATCAAGAGGTTGTAAACATCCGCTACGGCGATATCAACCAACTGTATATTACAAATCAGTATATAACTACTGACAATGACAAGCTTATGGTGGCGATGACCAATGCAGAGCACCGTGCAAAGCATTGGGTAAGCGATTATAAGCGTACATTTCATTGGGACATCAAACAAGATCAGGTATATCAGGTGAACGGCTGGCAGATGCTGGCATTTGACAACGAAATAATACGCGCGCAGGGTGTCGTAGCGGGCGGCACACCAGTAGACGGATCTGCATATTGGCAGTATAGATGCCCCGAAGATGCAATCGGCGCTTATTGGGTATATACGCATCTCAATCTACAATTCGGGCCGGGTGAAGGTATACGCGCCGCTCGTATTGCGTTCTTTCTTAACGGCCTAATCTACCGCGTAGTCGATCAGGTAGATAATAACATGATGGGCGAAAATAATATTCGCGACGTACGACTATCGGGCGGCTGCCATGTACCATTACGCACCGGCGACGTATTGACAGTACGCATATATGCCATTGACAACACGCCAGCAACTAACACAGCGCTATATCCTACTAGCGTCTATGGCTATGTGTCTGGACATCGCGAGAACTGCGACAACTACGAACTAGTAAATAATCCGGTTTCCGGCCTTCTGTATTCCTTTAACCACGCATAAAAATGAGCTGCTTACCTAATACGCCGATTGCGCCGAACTTACTGAGCGCAACAAACTCTACCGATCTTGGGTGGATCGATCTTACTTCTGTAAGTACATCCGCGCTTTCACAATACTACCCGCTCTCAGGTACTGTAATGACATTCGAGGGAACGGCATCGACTACAAATCAACACATGATTATTAGGCAGGTCGAAGTAGAAGAAACGGCGTCTTCTTCTGCCAATATTCAGAAGTGCCCGCTTCATGTGTATTTCTATACAAACTCTACACCCGGTACGCCAACGCTAGGGGCCGTCTATAATGGATCGACTACCAATCTGGTAGCCGTTGTACCTTTGGCCGATACGGACTATGTGCGCGTATCCGATACCAAGTGGGTGGCGCGTGTTAATCCGGCCCGATATTATCGTACAGGAACGGGATCTACTGCCGGCTTTCTATACGCCGTTGTAATTAGCAACAATGCAACATCGACAACGTACGCAGCGGGCGTAGGTATGCGCGTAAAAGTAATTACGGAAGCGGGCACGGCACAATGATCGACATTGAAGAGCTGATCTCGCAACTCTTGGTAATCGCTTACGACGATATAGCGCCGATTCGCCGGGCGCAGATATTACACGTTATAGCATTCCTAGAATCATGGTCTAAAGAACACAATATCAAGGCCAACTAATGCCATCGCGCAATACGCATCGAATACGGGTTACCGATGAAGAGTTAGAGCTTGTCAATAGTATCCGCGCTGACAGATTAAAAGCGCTTATGCAGGACAATAACAGCAACGTGCAGCGAGCTATTGCGCTATCGCAATACGCTAATAAAGACGTACCGCCGGCAGCGCATGGTGCAGTATTTGGCGTCGATAATGAAGTTAGGCCAATGCCGGGCGAATTGCGTGATGATAGAGTAACCGAGATAACAAGCGAGCGCATAGGCATTATATCGGACGCTCATTGGCCGTTTCACGATCTGTCGCAGGATTCGGACGGCAACTTTTACGGCGCATATCTAACGGCTATCGAATGGCTGCGCGAGCAGAACATAGGTACGTTGGTACTTAACGGAGATATGTTGGACTGCTTCAACCTTTCATCACACGAGAAGATAGAGGGTAAGCGATCTTGGAAGTGGGAGTTGGACGTATCGCGGGCCATGATTAAGCATATACGTAATTTTTTCGGCGATAAAATCAAGATCATTTACCGCGAGGGTAACCACGAAGAGCGCTTCAAAAGATACCTAGCAAGCAAGGCCAAAGAGTTAGAAGGCAGCATCTGGCTAGAAGAGCTACTAGGACTTCGTGAGCACGGCATAGAATGGGTGCAGGATCGCGAGAAGATTGTAGCGGGTAAATTGTGGATCGATCATGGGCACGAATGGTTCGGAGGCGGTGGAGTTAACCCGGCGCGCAATTACCGAATGAAAGCAGTAGATAATATAATCGTCGGCCATGTACATAAAACATCGACAGACCTATTTAGAAAGCCGCTAGATGGTTCTTTCATTGCCGGATGGTCGGTAGGTTGCCTTTGTGATCTAAACCCGCGCTACGCGCCCCGAAATAACTGGAATCATGGCGTAGCATTGGTAGAGTTAGAATCGGGCGGTAACTTTACCGTGCATAACAAAGTTATTTTACAAGGCAAGGTGCGATGATACCAACATCATTTAAGCTAGGCGGCAATACATGGCGCGTCCGTATGTTGCGGCATCTCGTACAGATCGGCCCTAATAATGACGTGCAGCATTTGTACGGGCTTTGCGACGTTGAAAACAACACGATAAAGATAGCGCGCACAATCGACGGTAGAGTTTGCGCAGAGGAAACTATCTACAAAACATTTATACACGAATTTCTACACGCGGCGCTCTATACCTGCGGGAAAGCTTACCAAGATGAAGAACTTGTTATCGGCCTTGAAAACATGGTCTGGCAATATCTACGAACGGCTCGCGGCGCTCAGCCCGCAATCATCGCCAACGGAGTATTCGTGGATGGCAAGGGCGCGAAACGAGCTAGGGCAAAGCGAAGTACCGGGAGCAAAGCACAACCCGCGAATAGTAGAGTATCATCAGCTAACAAAGCTACGCGCAAAAGACGATGAAACGCCGTGGTGTAGCTCATTTGTCAATTGGTGCATGTTAAAGGCTGGCTACAATATAACCGAATCAGCAGCGGCGCGATCATGGGCGGCATACGGCGTATCCTGCAAACCGCATCCGGGCTGTATTGTGGTGCTCACACGCAAAGGCGGTGGGCATGTTGGTTTTTATGTTAAGGAAACCGCGGCGTATGTGTATCTTTTGGGCGGCAATCAAGGCAACGCGGTAAGCATAGCCGCGTATTCGAAGGATCGCGTTATAGCTTATCGCATACCTAAAGAGCTAAATACATCGGATTCTATCGTATACGACGCTAAAAACGAAAAAAAAAATACGGCGTAAGTCATTTAAATATAAAGAGTTAAAAGAATTACTCGCCATAATGAGTAATTTTTTTTCGCTTGCCTATTGTGTAAACAAATTGTTTACGTATATTTGTGACGTAATCAATTCACACAATCAAACAGGGGCACGGAGATGAGAAAGCAAACGCTAAAAACAACGCAAAAAAATCACGTTTTAAATTTAGACGACAAGCGCACCGAGGTGAAAGACGCAAAGACATACGCAGAGGCAATGAAGGCGCTGCACGATCAATTCCTGATAAACGTGCAGGTATTACAATTGGTACGGCTAAAATGATTACTACCAAAGAATTTGTAAAGCCACAACCAAATATTAAGTACACGGAGGAAATTATGACAAAGCACCCAACATGGTACGAATGTAAGCTAGAAACAAGCGACGGCACTATTATAGTCGCAATTGGCGCAAGCTATCCAGACGCACAACAAAAAGCGCAAACGATGCTCAAAGAATACGAGCAATTAAACAAATAACAAAAGGAGGCACTATGAACATCGGAATAGAATTTGCAACAACACGCGACGCGCAGGGCAAGGTATATTGGCGCGTAGTTCCCACGATCAGCGGCACGGCAAAGCAGCGGCTATACACCATCTCCGCGGCTATCCTGATTGGCTTCGTAATCTTTATCAGCGTATTCGCCGTAGCTGAAACGCCTGATCCAATTATCAAGCCAGACAACACCGTTACGCTATGGGGGTCAAGATGAGCCGCACAAAACACTATTTGCATCTTGTAGAGATGGATTCAAAACGCATTGTAAAAACTTATGAACTGGAGGACTATGAAGCAGACACGATCGAAGATGATCCGTTTAACGGAAGCTATCCATCGAATCTTATTAGCAGACGCACACAAGCACAATCGCAGCGCGACGAAGCAACTACACACGATTCTACACGAACACTACCGGAGGCAAGGTAATGATATTCAGAGAGCACAAAGCGCCGATACGGACTAGTAGCAATACGGCGTATAATCTGGCAGACTTGATCAGTCAGTTAGAACATACCGACGATCCGGAAGTTGTCGCGATGTTTGAAGACGCTATCGAAGAAGCGGGCGAAGGTTTCCGCGATTACGTTACGACGTGTTTAGATTTGGCTACTGATTTGCAAATGAGCGCCGAAGCAATCGAAACGGAAGTAGAGCGCTTGCAGATGTTGAAGCAGGAGCGCAAAAGCAGAGCGCATCGGCTGCAAGAATCGGTACAAAGATACATGGAGATGGTAGGCAACTCCGAGATAGTAACCGATCTATACACGGTCAAACTTCGCAAGAACCCGCCGAAAGTAGAGATTACCGACGAGCTAGTAATTCATAAGGAGTACAAGCGCGAAGTAATCGATTACAAGATCGACAAGAAAGCGATAGCAGAGGCATTGAAAGCAGGCGTCGTAGTAGACGGCGCGCGATTGGTACAAACAAACAGACTGGAGGTAAAATGAGCGGAGCAATTATAGCTACGAATAACGCCGTTGCAGCGTCGATAAATGAGCAACAAGCCGCGGCGCTATTTGAAACGTTAGTAGTAAACGGCGATCTGTCGGCAATGACGCAGGATCAGCGCATACAATACTATAAGCTGGTATGCGAGCGCGTAGGACTTGACCCATACCAGAAGCCGTTTGATCTTATCAAGTTGTCAGGCAAGCTAACGCTATACGCTAACAAAACAGCTACGGCGCAATTGACGTCGATTCGCGGCTTGCGTGTTGCGATCGTATCGCGTGAAGTGGTAGGCGATCAGTACGTAGTAACGGCGCGCTGTGAAACACCGACGGGCGGCTACTCCGAGGACATAGGGGCCGTTACGATTGGCGGTATGCGCGGTGATGCTGCATCAAATGCGATGAAGAAAGCCGCAACGCAGGCAAAAAGACGCGCTATTTTAAGCGCTTGCGGGCTTGGGATGTTGGACGAAGAGGAAGTAACGCAGGTACAAGGCGCGGAACGTATAGAATTGCCGCCTATAACGCCGCCTAACACGCCGGAACAGGACGAAGCTATTGCGACATGGCTTGCGACCATCGACGCCGCTACGGGCGCGGAAGACTTGACTGCGATTGTGTTAGAGATTAAGCACGTAGATGAACAAATCAAAGCGCCAATCCGCGACTATATCGCACGACGCGCAAAAGAACTGAAATTAGTTTGGAAGGGTGGAACATATCAGGAGGTGAAACCATGAAATACTGCAAAGACTGCAAGCATCATAATCAAATAAAAAATGGTGATTTTATTATGAGGAATGAATGTCGCAGACGTGGTTTGAAATATAATTTAGTAACTGGAGTATCTCGTTATGATCGCCATGATTGCGAAGATGAACGCGATTCCGGTTGGATACTCTCACGTTTTGAGGGCAACTGTGGACGCGGAGGACGATTTTTTGAACCGAAAGAGGTGATGCCATGACAAAAGAACGCCGTTTTATTGTCGTTAGCGACGAGCAAGGATATCAGCCGGGGCCGGGTATATCATGCTCGATTATCGACACGCGCCACAATGTGCCAGTATGCCCCGCTGATGGTTTGGAGTGCTGCGATATGCGATGGGTTGACGCTATCGAGTTTTGCCGCGCTCTAAACCAATTACAAGAGGATCACGACCGTTACAACAAACTTTCACAACAGGAGGGGGTATGAGCATAAAGACAATCATTCGCCGTTGGCTAGGTATCGAAGAGCAAAAGAAGCGGGTATCACCAACGCGGGCGTATAAAGCGCCAATCACGATAGCGTACCACGACGGCGAAAGTATGAAGCGTGTAGGTACGCATTATTTGCCGTTTGATGAAAAAGTAAACATACCGACACATAGATCGATACAGCCGGTAAGTTCGTTGCATTACAAGCGAACGATGCCAAAAAGTAAGGAAGCGCCAAAGACGGTAGAAGATTTGTATCGTCTATGCGGAGGGTATGATCTTTTCTGCAACATCCTACGCCATAGCAATTGGTACGCGGTAAGACAGGATATCAGAGATGACGGTTACTCGTACACGCTGCGCGTACTAAACCGTAACAACAAGACAAAGAAAGGCCACGTAGAATCAAAGACTATGCGCGTCGTATCAAAACAAGAGGGCGAGGCCGTAGCAAAACGATTGCTTGACATTCACGCACTGGAAATACGCAAGCGCCAAAACTAACCCGCACAATGCGGGGAATCACAACTATACTAGCCGGGTATGCCCCGGCGAATGTAGCGGTGAACGGAGTCCCATCCGTACAAAAAGGGATATTGGAACAGGGCCGGGTAGGGATGCCCGGCTCTATATTTAACAAAGGAGAACGCAATGTATAGACCGCTATTCGATCAGCACCCAAAGTGCATTAGCTGCAAAGAATCAAAACAGCTTGACGATGATGCGTACCACATAAACCAAATTCAGGCCGTA